TCTCCTTTTCTGGTGATAAGACTATTATACCACACATTAATATTTTATGCAATATTTAAACGTTACAAAGTACTAGTAATGAATCCACCTGTACCACAGGCAAAATCCGCCATTGTTTCTCCGATCTTTGGCCGAATCATTTTTGCCATAAAATCAGTGACAGCTCTTGGTGTATAAAACTCGCCGGCAGATCCTGCACTCTGCAATTCTTTAAGAATGGATTCGTAAATATCACCGAACGCATGACTTTCTTCATAGTCATCAAGCTTTAATTCGTCGATTACATTCACAACTTGACGGAGCAGGACACCATCTTTCATGTAGTTATTTGTATCTTCAAATGTTGTCTTTACAATTGCTTTATTGATTGGTGTTGTCTTTGAGATCGATATACCCTTTAATGCTGGAAAAAGTGTATTATTGACAAAATCAAGGAGATCATCACCAGTCAAAGCTGTCCCTTTTCCATCATCAACCGCCCAATTTCTCCAACGACAATTTTCTGGGATAATTGATTCATAAGCATCATCATCAAATTCCCAATCGTTTTCTTTGGTATCATATACCTTCAAAAATAGCATCCACGCAATTTGCTCAATACGCTGAGCATCACCATTGATGCCAGCATCATTCCGCATAATATCCCGCAGTCGTTTAACAAAACTACCTAAACTACTCATTATTATACCACCTTGTATATTTCATTTTCCAATTCTCGAACTGCTTTGAGATAACCGTCTTTTCCGCCAAAGAGTTTTACTAATGCTGCTGGTTTCCCCATGCGGACAAAAGGGTCAAGTTTTAAGACTTGTGTATCTTCAATTTGCTGTACTCCTTCGTTACTGTACATATCAAGCAGTGCTTCAAGAACTGCCTTTGCCGCACCATTATATTTACTAATAAAATCACGTTTTTTTACATCATTTGCACGTTCTTTTCTGGTAAGTGGCTTTTGATCAAATGCGATGTGCATAATAAAATCAAATGTATCAACATCTTCCATGCCCTGTGATTGTTTTAATGCTTGCAAATCAATGCCATGTTCCTTAAACAGTTCCGAAATTGTTGTTTTCTTTTCCTCGCTATTCCATTTCCGTATAAAAGTTTCAAGATCAGCATATTCTCCAAGAATATTTGTTCTGGTATAGTCAATGATGTTTTCATGGCGAAGCAACTTACCATTTGAATCGTATACTGAAACAACTTTATTGATAATATGAACGCTGCATCCATTTATATCGACGTAAGGCATTTCGCTTGGATCATGAGTTTCAGAAGGTGATTTCGGAGTGTCAACGGGATTTTTTGCACCTAGTTTTACTCGTGACTTATAATCCTGATCAATTTCAATTGGACCGTCCCAATCTGGGTCACTGAATAGTCTTGATACACCTCTAAAATCCATGACTACAAAGTGCGTTTTTCCTTCTTTTTCACGAAGTCTTGTGCCTCTTCCAATGATTTGCTTAAATTCAGTCATTGAACCAATATTTTCATCAAGCACGATAAGTTTTGTCATTTTACAATCCGCACCAGTTGAAAGCAGTTTTGAAGTTGTAGCAATAACTGGATATGGTGACGAAACCGAAATAAAATAATCGAGTTTCTTTTTCCCATAATCATCTGACCCGGTAATGCGAACAACATAGTCAGGATTTTTGGTGCACATGTCTGCATTGAGATTGGTGAGTGCAATTCTCATGCGTTCAGCTGCATCTTCTGTGGCACAAAAAACAATTGTTTTCTGCATTCTATCCGTACTGATAAGGTAATTTGTTATTTCACGTGCAACCTGATTGATTCTATCAGCAATGATAATATTATAGTCGTAGTCAGTATTATTGTATATCCTATCCTCAATTTCTTTTCCGTAGTAATCACGCTGTCCTTTTAAAGGTCTCCAACCATCACTGATGTCAGTTGTGATGGAAATCACCTTAAATGGAGCAAGGAAACCATCTTCTATACCATTTTTCAATGAGTATGTGTAAACAGGTTCACCAAAATAGGATATGTTTGAAGTATAGGTCGTTTCTTTTGGCGTGGCTGTCATACCAATCTGTGCAGCTGATGAAAAATACTCAAGAATTTTCCGCCATTTACTTTCTTCCTTAGCACTCCCTCTGTGACACTCATCTACAATAATAAGATCAAAGAAATCTTTATCAAATAACTCAGAGAAATGTTCCGTATCATCGTCACCAACTAATTGTTGATACAATGAAAAATATACCTGATGAGAGGTGATAGTCGTTCTATCATCTTTCGATACATTGATTTTGTGAATAACCTTTCCAAGCGGTGCAAAGTCTTGTTGTATCGACTGATCTACAAGAATATTCCTATCAGCAAGATAGAGTATTTTATGTTTTAATCCGCTTTTAAGAAGACGGTATACCACCTGAAATGCTGTATATGTTTTGCCAGTGCCTGTTGCCATGACGAGAAGAAGCCTGCTATCACCACGAGCTACAGCATCAACAGTTCTATTTACTGCTACACGTTGATAGTATCTTGGTTCATATGTATTCTGGCTTGAATAATACGGTTGACAAATAGCTGCCACTTCATTTTCCGAGAGTCCATTTCCATCATTTGCCGCTACTTTGTATCGTTCAATAAGTTCTTGGGGTGTTGGAAATTTATCAAGTGGTATTTCTTTTTCTTGTCCTGTAAGCATATCATGCTCATAGAATGAATCTCCGTTAGAACTATATGCAAAAGGAATATCCATCATTTTTGCATAGGTCATAGCCTGCTGCAATCCGTGTGAAACTGTATGGTTATTATCCTTTGCTTCTACAATAGCAATAGGGAAACTACTATTCCAGTAAAGTACATAATCTGCAAATTTTGCACTTTTTTTATCCCGATGCACCAAATTTCCATTCAGTTTTATTTGTCCATCTGTAATTTTTGTTTCCATAGTGATTCTGCTTTTATCCCAGTTTTTTAAGAGAGCAGGTGTAATATATTGAAACTTGATATCTTCTTCAGACATTTCCTTTTTTGTAAGAATACTCATTGTACACCTCCACTTCCGATAAGAAATATTATAGGAACCTTATGTACACTGATTATACCACAATTTGCACAACAAGTCAATTGATATAATAAAAAAATTTAGCATTTCAACCACTTAATGCAAGAAAGGGCAGAACAGCCTCAAAAGCCATTCTGCCCAAGAATTTCATTGCATTTTCAATTTACAGAGAAATCAATCCGGCACATCTGCTCTAAGCTAATCACCATCCCATCTACAAACTTCATCACTCGCTTCTCTGCATCATAGAATCGGAAATTCCCAGTATAGGTCATATATCTGCCGCCATCCTTTTTGGCATCCGGCTGAAAGTATGTTACTGTTACCAGCGGACGTTCTTCTTCATGCTCCAGCAGTTTCTGAAATGCCTGATTCAATGCATCGATAGCGTCTTCCGACAGTTCTTCTCTGCCGTCAGTCGATCTGGCAGCTTCTCCGATCTCCTCGTCATAACCAACCAGTGCCGCAAACGGAGCGAACTGTGCCGCACGGCTTTCCAAGGACATTGGTGTATGATGCTTTAGCTGATAGCGTTCATGATTCCGGATGTCCTCATAGTTCCTCATGCCTTATGCCCTCCAACCTGTTCATTTCGTTCCATGGTCGTTGCACCTTCCCGAAAGTTAATGCCTTTTAAGATCGCATTTTTTCCATAGCGATCCTTGATACTCAGGATCGCTTCCTGCAACTGGTGCTCTTTCTTCAAGGACTCTTGTTCCTGTTTTCGCTTTTGTTCCTGTGCCTCCACATCATCAAACAGGCTGTACTGCATCACTTCTTCCCGCACTTCGCCCTCTGGAATTACATGATTCGCCGTGATACTCATTCTCCGCACCTGCAATTCTGGATCAACGATCTGGTCGTAAAGAGAAAGTACTTTTTCCATGATGCGTTTGGTAGAAGAAGTCTGCTTTCCGAGGTTCACCGAACCGTGTGCAGCTTTGGGGACTTTCTTGCCGTAACGGTCTTTTTTCAGTTCACCCCGATATGTTTCCGGGATTCCGGTGTGATCGTATCCCACCATCAAAACGATCTGATCTGCAACCATTTTCTTTCGCACCAGATCTAACACCAGCAACTCGGTCATTTCCCGAACGATCAGCCGTCCCTTCTCAAAGTCGTAGGGACAAGGAAGCACCTGTCCCTGACTGATGCTATGCCCTTTGGGCTGATAGCTTTTGATTGCCTGCATGGTACAAGATTCATATCCCCAGGCATGGTCGATCAGCAGTTCCGCAGCCACACCAAACATCCGGAACAGCAGATCTTCTCCATACTCTGAAAAACGTGCCAGATCACCCATGGTAAAGATCTGCATCTTTTCCAATCGCCTGACATAGCCGGTGCCAATTCTCCAGAAGTCAGTCAGTGGAGTATGACTCCACAGCTTTTCCCGGTAGGACATTTCGTCTAGTTCAGCGATTCTTACACCATTCTCATCCGCAGGAATTTTCTTTGCAACAATATCCATGGCAATCTTAGCAAGGTACAGATTGGTTCCAATGCCGGCAGTCGCTGTAATGCCTGTCTCTTGCAGTACTTCCCGGATCATCTTTCTCGCCAGTTCCTGCGGTGTGCAGTGATAGGTTTTCAAGTAACCTGTTGCATCGATAAAGACCTCATCAATGGAATACACATGAATATCTTCCGGTGCAATGTACCGCAAGTAGATTTCATAGATCTTTGTACTGATCTCCATATAGTGTGCCATCTGCGGCGGTGCAATGACAAAATCCAACTGTAAAGACGGATTCTGACCAAGTTCCGAAGCAAGACAGGATTTTCCCGTAAATTCGTGATTTGGCAGCCTTTGCAGACGCTGTGCATTGACTCGTCTCACGGTTTCAATTACTTCGAACAGTCTCGCTCTGCCCGGAATGCCGTACTGTTTTAAGGCGGGCGTGACCGCAAGGCAGATCGTCTTTTCCGTTCGACCGGCATCTGCTACCACCAGATTGGTATTCAGCGGGTCAAGATCTCGTTCCACGCACTCCACAGAGGCGTAAAAACTCTTCAGATCAATGCAAATATACGCTGCCATCATGACACCTCTATTCCTTCTGATTTTCTTACTAATAGTATATCATATTTTACTCAAAGATACAAGAAAAGCCCTGCATTTCTGCAAGGCTTTCCCGTTGTAGAGCAGTCTTTATTTCACTGCTTCATATAAAACGCACACTCGTATCCATCTGCACGTAAAAGCAGACCTTCTGCCCATTCCGGCGTTTGTCCCATCAACTCGCACACCTGTTCCACAGAAACATCCGGCGTGCATTCTATGATAACTTCATCATGCACATGACCGACGATCTCCATGTCCTGCATGTTCTGCATCGCATATAGGAGCAGGTCTCTTGCCACACCCTGTGTGATGTTCTCCACAAGCTTTGCTCCGTAGGTCTTTAACCGGTTCCACTTGTGGCTGTTGTCTATGCCCTCATAAGTGATGATATTCTTGCCGTTGTCATCTTTCTCAACCTTTGGTCTTACGTAAGCAAGCCGGCGTCTGGAGGGCAATTCGATAAAGAAGATACCGGATTCATATGAGAAACGTAATTTGCCGCAGGTCATGCCGCACTGGTCTGTGATGACCTTTTCTGCCGCACGCTGTACATCACCCCAGAACTTTACAATGTTGGGTGAAGAGTTCCTCCAATCGTCTACCAGTTTGAACAGATCATCGTCATAAAGCTTTAATTCCGTGCCGCCCATTGCCTTGATCGCACCAATGGAACCGCCGTAACCGCAAGCTAACTCTGCTATTTTTCCCTTCTGCCGCAGATGTCCGTTTGTACCGTTTTTCTCCACTGGAACACCGAACATTTTCGATGCCGATGCACAGTAGATGTCCTCACCGTTGGCAAATGCCTGCATTCGCCACTTCTCATCTGCCAGCCATGCAAGGACTCTTGCTTCTATGGCGGAGAAGTCTGCGACCACGTATTTCTTTCCTTCCGGCGGGATGAATGCTGTGCGGATGAGCTGGGAAAGCACATCCGGAACGTCATCATGATTTTCCTTTATGGTATCAAATTCACCAGTCCTGATCTGTTCCTTCAGCTCTGCCAAGTCGTCCAGATGATTCTGCGGCAGGTTCTGCAGCTGGATCAGCCGTCCTGCAAATCTGCCGGTGCGGTTAGCACCATAGAAGCTGAACATTCCTCTTGCACGACCATCTGCACAAACGACACGAAGCATCGTGGTATATTTCTGAACGGAAGACTTAGAAAGCTGCTGATATAGGCGAAGCACTTCCTGTACTTCCTCCGGAGCTGATCCGGAAATTTTCTGCATGAACTTTTTGTCCAGCGTATCCGTTTCCATGCCCCTGCACATCAGCCATTCTTTCATTTGCACCGGAGAGTTGGGATTGTCCAGTCCGGTAAGCTCTTTGAGCTTCGGCAGAAGCGCTTTCTTTACCTGTCCGTCCAGTTCAACTGCTTTTTTCGCAAACGATGTATCCACCAGAATGCCCCGGTCATTGATCTCCTGATCGATGTAGAACTCCTCCCACACAAATTCCGGCACCGGAAATTCGGAGAGATACCGCTGTATTTTCAGTTCTACTTCCACATCACGCCGGTTGTATGCCTTGAATTTTTCCCACTTCTTAGGAGCATCCGATTTATCATGAAATAAAATACTTCCATCCGCTTCCTGGTGCAGTGTGCAGAAGAACCGGATCAGCTCCTTGCCCTCTGCCATCTTCTTTTCTTTTAGCCGGAGAAGTCTTCCCATGTCGTCCAGTGAGGACAGCATACCGAGGTAACGGCAGTGTATCATGTCACACTGCCATGATACCGGATCCAGATAGCTGCCTGTGGAGTCCTTGAAGTCAAGCATCTCCGGATACTTTCTGCGTAGGTATACAGAGAGGCAGATGCGTTCAAAATTGACATGGAACGCCTTTTTGATGACAGTCTTGTCTGTGAGTGCATTCCGAACATCGTCCGGCAATGTTTCACCGTTGGCAATGTCACAGGTCGCTACCGGACCATTGTCCACAGCGTAAGAGACCAGCAGCAAGTCGAAACACTCCGACTCTGCATAACGGTATACACCGCAGTCCTTGATATTCTCGTCAGATGCCGTTTCAATATCTATGGTGATCTGTTTCATTTTTTTATGCTCCTTCCCTGGCGGAAACCCTTCTTGGTCTCCCGATCCACACAAATGTTTTTCTTGAGATGTACACGAACTGTATCATCGACCTCTATCCGATCGACCGTATCTTCCAGAAAGCCGAGTACGTCCTCGTTTCGGTTTTCCATAACATATTCTGTAAATCTGTCACGGATCCGGTCAATATCCTCCGCTGTAAACACCTTTTTGGCAGCCTCATAGTCGCTGATCCGACGGTCGATCTTTGCTATCCGCTTATCCAGTCTTTTGATCTTGTCGACGATGGATTTTGTACCATCTCCGTTCTCAGCGATATCCATCAGATTGCTGCACCGTTTTTCTGCATTTTCCTTATCACTCCGCAGTACTTCTATCTGCAGGTCGATCACACGTTCTTGTATCTTGCCGTATGCGTTGAGCTTATCGACAAGCTCCTCATAATTCTCGGGAGAGAAGATACATGCCCGGAGTCCGTTGATGACCATATCGTCCAGATACTTTTCGTTTACAGTCTTTACAGCAGGGCAGCTGCAGCTGAACCGGTACTGTTTGACAGGGGCATTGTTTTTGCTGGTCCTGCTGTACTGTACATGACCGCTGAGCTTTTTGCCGCATTTTCCGCAGAAGACCTTTCCGTTAAACGGATAATAATTCTTACCGTTGTAGTTGCGGATCCGGTTCTTGTTGTCATGGAGCCGCTCCTGCACCTTGTCAAACAACTCTTCGCTTACGATCGGCTCTATTGCACCGTGCACCTGATAGTAGTCCTCTTTTTGCTGATGGCTGTTCCGCATCCCACGGAAATCTTTGGATGCCCGTTTGTTCCAGAAGTATGTGCCGCAGTACTTTTCATTCTCCAAAATCGTTTTAATGGAGGTGCTTTTGAATTTACCGCCCTTTACAGTTGTGAAACCGTTGTCATCGAGCCATTGCGCGATCTGCTTGTAACTCATGCCGGCTGCATACATCTCGAACATTTTTCGAACTGCCGGTGCCTTGGCTTCATCGATATAGAGCTTCTTATCCGAACCAACTGTATACCCGTATGGCGGAAGTCCGCCGTTATGAAGCATTTGTTCTGCGTTGACCCGAAGCCCCTTCATTGTTTCCTTGCTTAATCTTCGGGAGTATTTTTCAGCAGAGGCGGCTTCATCAAGGATCTCTGACATACAATCCTCATCCATAGAATTCAGCCCGTCTGTGGTAATAACAGCAATTCCTCTGCATTTCAGGGTATAGATATCATTCAGCTGATTGCGGACGTTTCTGTGAAGGCGGTCAAGGTGATGGAGCAGCACGCAGGTCACTTCCGGATGCTTCTCCAGATATTCCATCATTTGCTGATAGCCCGTTCTGTTTTGCACAGAAGTACCGCTCTTCGCCAGATCATGAAAGGCTTCCACAATTTTTAAGTGGTTTTTCTTTGCATAATCTTTGATTGCCTGTTCCTGCGCACACATGCTGTTGTTGTCCACCTGATTCAGAGAACTGATCCTGCGGTACGTCACAGCGAGCCGGGAATGTGCAGATCGATCCATCGTCATAACAATCTCATTCCTTTCTCAAAAAAACATCTTATCTATATTAAGCTGAAGGGGCTTTTCTGCACCCTTCAGACAAAATATGCTTCATCCATATCTTCCGGTTTTTCTGCTGTTTCTACGTAAATTCTGTAGAGCAGCTTTATTACGCTTTCGGGCAGTTCTGCCCCTGATTTATCTGATACGGTTTCCATGCCGGTATAGACATGGCAGCCGTTTTTGTAATTTGTGTGTTTTAGGAAATTTCTATCAAATTCGAATTCCTTTGCCTTCATGCTTCATCTAACCCTTCATAATGTGTTAAAACAAATTCCAGTGTCATACAATCGTCATCTCCCGTTCCCTCGTCCGGCAGGATGATCTCATAGCAATTTACCAGCGTCCCGTTAAACCGCTGCCGATTTTTCAGGGCATTTTTCTTACGCCGAAGCAGATAGCCGGCTGCATCCAGTTCTTTTACTACCAGATCAGTGTTGGAAGCCCCGTATTCTGACAAGATTCGCAGACACAGCTCATCTATGAATGCGACTGTATGATTGGCTTCATTCTTCTTGATGCCCTCCTGGTACGGGTGCATTGCAGCATAGGTCACCAGGTGCTGATAGTACTTGTCAGCGACATTCGTTTTCTCACGGATCGATCCATGGTTCTCTGTCAGAATGGCTGTGATCCCTTCCACGTCCATCGCTACGCCATGATCAGAAAGGACTTTTGCTGCCAGAAGGAGCAGTGCATATTCATTGATCAGCCGTTCGGTAAGATCAAAGTATTCTGTTTCTGGAATGGCATCCCTCATGGCGGTTCTGCATTCCTCGTACTTTGCCTGAATGGTTTCAGGTTCTGCTTCCAGTAAGTATTCAGACAGCGTCTTTCCCAGAATGCCGTACTGTTTTCCGCAAAAGTCATGGATTTTTTCGCTGTGCTCCCGGCTGTCAGTAAACGCCAGTTCAAAGCTGAGCAGACGTGCATCCAAGCCCTTGTTGTGCATGTGTGCATCGGTCAGAAGCCGGCACTCCGAAGACGTGATCATGATCAGCTTCCAGGTATCCGATTCCCGCAGGTCAGCATTGGTATTACAGCGGCTTTTATCTTGTTCCAGTGTCACTGTATAAAACAGATTTTCCATGTTTACACCTGACGATACAGTCGCTTCATCAAAAATCTGAGGTATCCCAAACTTTTGAGCAAAATTTCTGACGATGGCATTTAACGTACCGAAAAAAGGGATATAGATCTTCTTGTCATTCGGGTTCGTGAACACCGAAGCCATCAATGCTTGTGCAGTGCTCTTTCCAGTTGTTGTCCGACCATAAAAAGAAATAATAAATGATTGTAATGCCATACCGCACTGTATACTGAGATACGCCAGAAAAAGGGAAGCACAGCTGCAGCAAAGAGCAAACATAACAGCAGTGTTGGTAAGCAGCCGGTTCAATCCTTCTGTGTACACCGCCAAGGGAACATCTTTTGTATACTGCAAGATCTTCGCTCCTTCTTCATATGCCATGAATTGCAGTTTTTTCTCTTTCATCATAAATCCCATACCGCAGTACTGTTCCTCGATTTCCAGCTTTGTGATACAGCGGAACAGGTATCGGCTGAAAGCATCTGCATGATCAAAGTTGAAAATGAGACCGTATTTCGAAATTTTCGTGACTTCCTTGGGATACAGCAGGTCATAATCCACATCGACAAGACTGCCGTTGACGCTGAAGCGTACATGGTACTCGTTGTATTTATCTCGGTAAGTGGAGTCCACCAGAAACCAGTTGGACAGCCAGACCAAACCAGTAAAGCGGGTGGAGTGGACTGCAAGCAAAAGGAACTTGTTCGGTACCGGAATGACGGGGTAGCAGTTTTCTTTGTATTGCAGCTGCTGCAGCTGATCAGATGAAAGCGGCTTCATGCCGAACGTTTCCATGCTGTTTAGGATCTGTTTCCACTCTTCCGCTGACATTTCTTTCCGAGTCCCGGCGGTACGTGATAGTTTTCGTATACCCATAAAATTTTCTCCTCGTATAATAATTAATAATTTATGGGTAATTTAAAGAGAACCCATATGAAACCTCTTGTTTATCGCACAAAAAAGTGAGATAATAAATCTGTACGGTTAGAGGGTGCTGAGTTTCTCCTTGAAGTGTGGCTTCCAAAGAAAGAGTAGCACCTCTTTCCATTTTTAAAAAACTGCCGCAGCCCCGGCATGGAGCTGCGGCAGCAATGAATCATTTAAAAAAATCCGTTAGGTTAGAGGGTGATGATCGCAGCGATGTTGCCGTCTTGATCTTCTTGTAATTGCTCCAGCCGTCCGCAACGGGTAGAGGCATTTTCTGGAAAATCAATGTCTTTGGCTAAAACTACGATGCGATTTACCAAGTCGGTGTTATAGAGCACACCGCCTTTCCCAACAGCGAATGCGTTGGGGGTACCTTCTTCCACATGGACGATTGCAATCTTGTCTTTACCGAGGAGAACCTTCACACAGGAGGGCTCCTCCAGTGCTGTGCAAAGTTCCTTATTTAACTTCAGTCTTTTGCATCCTTGGGTACATATGATAGAAATGCACCCTGTTTGCCTAGCATCAGCGACCACCTCACTGAATTCACCCATATCGATGTAGCGTTCGTTATCATTGGTGATTTTTGCATACTTCTTTCCGGTTAACCCATTAATATATCTTGCCATATAAAAAATCTCCTTTATAAAATGTTTTTTTGTGAATAGTTTTTGAAATATGAAATACTGCTTTTTACATGTACATCACCCCCTTTCTGCTATAACAATTATCGCATTCTACACTGCCATTGTCTAATGCAAGTTTTTGCGAATTTCTTACCGAACGAATGGTATGTCTCCTAACGCTGATTTATCAAAGTGGCTTAATACCCGTGCAGCAGCATAAACAGCACACAGATTTTTGTCCTTATGGAGTTCAGCAACTTTTGCATCGTAATCTGCCTTATCTGTGCATTCAACCAGAATGATCTTTTTCACAAACAGATAGGTACGGTACACCAGTAAAACTTCGTCCGTTTTCAAATGATCGAAGATATTTTCTGTTGACTTAGCACATTTTTTAAGTGTCTTTGCATGATCAAGCCACTGATTTATAAGGACAATCACATCATTCTTCATTGCAAAAGGAATCCCCTTAACACTTTTGTATTTCACCAAGTCGAAACAAAGACGCAGCTTTTCTCTTACCGTCTTTTCACAGCATCTGCACTGAAGATCACCTGATAGATCCGTTATGTCCACGGATATTGCATTGATCGATCTAAAGTAATGAGATTTGATTTCCTTTTTTGCCTCCTTAAAATCGCCATCTTCCAATTTTTTCATTAACACGCTGCAGCGTTTTTCTCTTCGCCTCCTGTTCTCAAAAGTGTCTTCCCGATTTGATAAATTGTAGTTTTTTTTGAGATCGATAAACATTTCCTTAAGTACTGGCAGTTCAACCTCCGGATCAAACTCGTTCTTTTCTGCATTTGTCATTTGACAATAGACCTCGTTGTGTAATATGGCAAATTTTTCTTTAATCGCCTGCTTTTTCTCCATGATAGGAACCTCCTTATTTCTGCATTGATATAAGGAATTGTTCCGATCAGCACTTCTCAAGGAGTTTCCACAGTTTATTCACGGATAATACAAAAAAGCAAAGCAACAATCAGTTCTTCATAGCAAAAAAAATCCCAGCCACAAAATGAAATTGTGACTGGGATTTTTATGTTCGTTTGGACTTGTTTTATGATCAGTACTCTTCCGCCAACAACATGGTGCAGTGCTCTCCATCATCGATGATATACACCTTCGCTGTGACCGGATTTTTCGCCTCCGCAATGTACGTCATTTCAAACTGCGGCTGTTCCGAGGTATGATGCACGATCTGCAAACCGTTCTCCTCGCTGAGCCGAAACACCTGCAGGTAGTCTTTCGGTTTAGGCATCTGATCAACAGCCTGCCACATCATCACTTGCAGTGCAATCGGTATCTCCGCATCTACACCTCGTGTCAGGTATCTGCCTTTTGATTTTTCAAACATATTCTTTGCTCCTTTACCTTGGAATCAAACATCTCGTACAGTTCGCCTCGTCGCATGGTAATGGGTTCTGTCAACTCCACTACGCCAAACCCCATATCCAGCACAATGTCAAAATCATAGGGTCGCACATGAATCGCCTTTACAAACTGCTGAATGAACGTGCGGAACTCTTCGGTATTTCGCTTTAACTCTTTCCATTGCGTGTGTAGGTATGCCACATCTTCATAGGCGATAGGCTCCAGCAGCTTTAGCTCATGCAGTCTGGTTTCCAGTCTTGCTTTCTCGTTCTCCAGCTGTTCTGCCCGCTGAAGCAAGTCATCTGTAAAGATGCCCTTTTCGATCGCCTTGGTGATGTTGGCAAGGCTGTCCTGCACTTCATTGTACTGCTGCAAAACATCTGTATGATATTTGTCGTAGCTGCTGTTGAATTTCTGCACCTGCTGATTCACCTTGGAAACCGCCTTTCTCAGATTTTTTGGCTTCAATCTCTCTCCGATCAGCACAGCAATGTACGCATCCAGATAATCCTTATTCAGTTCCTTGTTATTGCACATTGCCCGATGGGTATTGCATCTGTAGGTGGCAAGCCGTGTCTTACTCCTGCCGCTGAATCGCAAATTCCCGATCATCCGCTTGCCGCAGACATCACAGACCAGTTTTCCAGTCAGCAGGTAAAACTCTTTGCTGTGATAGCGTCCTGTGTTTCGCTTGTTCTTCGCCTTGATCCGCTGCACCTGTGCAAACAGCTTCTTTCCGATGATTGCAGGACAGCCACCCTCAATGCGGATGTAGCTGTCCTTTTGAGCGTGGTTATTCCGCTTGCCGTCCGCTCTTGCCGCCGCTTTATTAAACACAAAAACACCGGTGTACTTCTCATTGCTGAGTATCTCATATAAACTGTTCTTCCCGAACATTTTGCCTCGTTTTGTCTTGTATCCATGGGCATTCAAGTAATCAATGATAGTGGTGTATCCGTGACCGTCTGCAAACATCTGAAAGATGATTCGTACCGATTGTGCTTCCTGTTCATTGACGATCAAGTGCCGGTTTTCATCCAGATCGTATCCCAGCGGGGGACAGCCGCCGGTGTGTTTGCACTGCAAAGCAGTCTCGTTCATGCCTTTCATGACTTCCCGTGCCAGATTCTTGCTGTAGTACTCGGACATGCCCTCCAAAACCGCTTCCATCATAATGCTCTCCGGGGAATCGTCCATGCGTTCCAGCACACTGCAAAGCTTGACATGGTTCTTCTTTAGCTTCTTTTTGTAGATAGCACTGTCATATCTGTCACGGCTAAATCTGTCCAGTTTATGCACCAGAACAATGTCAAACAATCCCTTGCCGCTGTCTACGATCATCTGCTGAAACTGCGGTCGGTTGTCTGTTGTCGCTGACCTTGCCTCATCGGTATAGGTGGAAACCACCTGCCAGTGATTTTGCTTGCAAAATTGATTCATAGCTCGTATCTGCGCATCGATGGATTCACTTCGCTGATTGTCACTGGAAAACCGGGCGTATTGTGCTACTTTTGGTATACTCAGCATCTTACCACCTCAACAGGCAGATAGATGTCCTCACCGTAGCTTTCATCAATGATTCTGACACCGTGCAGATAGCTTTCTGCTCCAATTTCCAACACTTCCACAAACTCTAGTTCATTCATCGGAACGCAAGCAAATTCCTCTTTTTCAAGGATTACAAAACAGCCGATGTCATCCAAATTATCCACCTGATACTCCTGCATCATTGCAGTTATTTTCTTTGCAATGTATGCTCTGAGTATCAAAGGCTGAATCTGGTCGGTTTCTTTGAGATTTGTTGTTTTTATCATTCGGTTTCCTCCGTTTCATAGGGTTCTAACACCCATTCTCTTCTGACTGCCGGCGTGAGCGGATGGCAGGCATTTCTTCCGATCTGGTACATCTTGTTGGCATGCTGCTTTATCAATTCCAGCAGGTATTTCTGCCGTTCTCTGACACGCAAAGTATTCTTCCCAATGGTACCCCAGGCAATGATGATTGCATCGCTCATTGCAGCGTACTGTGCAATCACAGCATCCGAATCATCATCGATCAATTCATCATCACCGTTGAAACGAAGATTGAGCTTTTCCATGATTCTGCTGTACAGGTTCACGATATTGACGCTGCCAAAACCCAATTTACTGACGTTATTGAGAACCAACATCGTGGTCATATCAAAGTTGACGGTATCTGCCGTGTTGGGGTTGATCATGATGACCATTGCGGTTGGTTTCTCGCTGTCCCATTCTTTCCGCAGAAGCAAGCGATGCTCTTTGTCATCTGAGAAAATCGCTTTGCTTCTGATCGTTGTTGTTTCTTCTAACATTTCTTCCTCCCTCTAAAAAAAGAGGCTCAGCATCACGCCAAGCCTCCCACGAACAATGTTTTCCTCACTTACTCTTCTTGACCAGTGCCAGCAGTTCTACGCCGCAGGCAACACCCGCCAGAAACATTTCAATTGCAATCGGCATTGATGTACTTCACCTCCTCCCGCTCCTGCATTTCGATGGCGATCCCGATGCCGCCGATCACCAGTGTCAGTACCAGTCCTGCGATAAATTCCTTCATGTCAAATTCCTCCAATTTTTCGTTTTG